CTCTTCTGATTCTTTCGTGCGGACGGTGACGAATACTTCAAGCACTCTGCAAAGGGTGCTTTTCTTATATCTTAAATTTATGTTAAAAGCTTGTTCGAGATGTGGCAAGATCCACAAGCCCGGAGAATGCACAGCCGGGATAAAGTATACACAGAAGATACGAGACAGCGAAGCCGACAGGTTTCGTAACCGCAAGATATGGCGCAGAAAAGCCGATGAAATACTTGAGCGTGACGGTCACTGCTGCAGGGTGTGCCTGTCGGCAGGCGTTATCAACAGCACGGACCTGTCTGTGCATCATATCGTGCCGCTAAAGGTCGATTATGACCGCAGGCTTGATAACGATAACCTTATAACGCTGTGCCGCTATCATCACGAGGCGGCGGAACGTGGGCGTATCAGCAGGCAGGAACTGGCAACTATGACTTGTACCGTCGATTTTTCACGCCACAACATATAGTGGTACGATACCATACACCACAATATATGGTGTGCCCCCCTACCCTTGCGATTTTTGAGGGGTCCCGGTCTGACATCTGACCGCCACCTCTTTACACGATATATTCCCGATATGACTTTGAGAGGAGTGAGTATATGCCCAGAGGAGCAAAAACGATAGACAACTGTGCAGGACACAGGACAAAGAAAGAAAAAGAAGCCCGTGAGAAAGCTGAAGCGGCTATGCTCACAGGGCAGAGGTGCTTCGAGCGTGACTGTGTAAAGGCTGATCCGGTAGCGCACAAGGAGTACCTGCGACTGACAAAGTTGCTAAGCACGATACAGAAAAACGATGCACTGTACGGAGCAAGCATTAATCGATACTGCGAGCTGTACAGCGAAGTAAACGCTGTCAAAGCGGATGCAGTAACGCAAAGAGCGGTGCTGTCGAAGATTGAGATAGCTTTTAATAATTTATCGGACGAGGAAATAACAAGCGATGAGCTGATGAAGTTTACAAAGCTGATGACCGGAGCTCTTGCAAAGATAGCCGACCTTGACAAGATAATAATGCAGAAACGAAAAATGATGAGCGACATTGAAAAGGAAAACGGTTGGACAGTGCTTTCCGCTATCAGAGCAATACCGAAGCAGGCGGAAAATTCCGAAGATGACGCTTTAATGAAGATATTACAGGG